GATAGAAAACTAACTGAATCAGAGTTACAAGATGCTTACAAAGAAATAGGTATACCGGAACAAGGATATCACGAGGCTTTTGATGAGTTACCTTATTGTGGTCAAGAGGTAAACTTTACAGTTTACTATGATGGTACAGACTATGGAGAAGATTCACAAATGGAAATAGTGCAAGGAAGTGAGGATTTAGCAGATGATTAAATATATTATATACACACAAAAGAATTGCACCTATTGTGCAGAGGCCAAGTCAATACTAGATGATATGGGAGAGGTATACGAAGAGAGAGAACTAGATACTGCAGAGAAGGTTAGAAGATTTAAAAAGGCCGGCCATACTACTGTACCACAAATCTTTCTACACATAGGTGGATTTCATGACTTAGAAGATTACTTTTTTGGAGAAGAAGTATCGTTTAAACCGGATATAAAGCTCGTGGATAGCCCTGGGGTACCAAAGATAGGTGCAATATCAGGAGAAAAGAAAGTAATATCCTTTGCAGAGAAAAGAGCTTTAGTAAAAGGCAGAAAATTATTGGAGGATAAAGATGAGTAAAAAAATTAAATGTCAAAAAGAAGGTTGCTCTAATAAAGCATACCCAGAAGATATGGAGAATCGTGCCTGTAATCTTTTATTATGTGATGATTGCTATACAGAGATAAGATATTTACTTGCAGATTATTTAGGTATACATATACAAGAGATTAAGATATGAGTAAATTAAATTATAAAGAAATAAAGCAACGAATAGATGCTATTGAAGATAGGTATTATAAAGGTTGGAAACAGTCTGAAGAATGGTGGAGAGTTACCGGAGAGGTACACCCAACAGATAGAAGATTATGGACTTACTATCATAACTTATTGAACAGTTGCACATAATTAATATTTATGGTATAATGTTAATAGACACTTATGATAAAAATAAAAAAGATATCTAAGATACCAAATCTTGTAGCAAAAAATTTACTTGACACAAGATATAGGCAGAGGATTGTCAAAAGCAAAAAGAAATATAATAGAAGGAGAGATAAAAATGTATGTGATATCACATCATAGATTTAAGTTTGGTAACTGGATAAAGAAATGTAGTTGGGAAGAAAATTTTCCAATAGACCAATTAGTAGATGATAACAACCATATACTAAAATTTAAAACTGAAGAAGAGGCACTGAAAACTTTAGAGGAGTGGGGAATTGATACAAGATATGCTTTACAAGAAGGTGTTAAGATAGAAATGGTACACTAATGATTGAAGTTTTTATGTTATATTATTTTTTAGGAGGTATAGTAGTAGGAATGTTTATTATACTACTTGCCTATTTATTAACAAGGAGGTAAAAATGTATGACCCAGTAGTATTAAACATATTAGAAAAGAATGTAAGAGATTTACAGGAACAGTTACGTAATGCTTATGTTAAGATAAAACAATTAAATGAGGAGAATTATAAATTACGCAGAGCATTAGGAGTAGAGAAAGATAATGGTAAACAAGTAACCAATAACTCTGATGGAGTTTGGTTAGGAGATGCAGAGATGCCTGATGCAGAGCATTTAAAAGATGAGTAGCGATAGAGATAGAAGATTAAAAGCTACCGGAAGATGGTTTAAAAAACCAAAGAAGATAGATTACTTGTGGGTTAATAATATTTTCCCTATATTATTACTTGCAAGTTTATTTTTTTTATTATATAATTATTAGGAGAATCAAGATGACTAATCTCTGGGAGAAAGACGAAAAGAAAATGTATAGGAAATTATTTAAGGAGTATAAAAGAGAAGGTTGCTCTAATGAAGAAGCGAGAATGTATGCTAAATTAGATTGTAAGAATAGCATAGGTTTAGATATTGATTCAGCAGAAAAGCTATATAAAACTGCTCTGAAAGATATTACTTGACATTATGAAATTAATTACTATAATATATAATTATATAATATATATATTTACTATAATAATAAATATATCTATGTTATTATTTTCATTATGGATATTATATATTATATTTATGATGATATATTATACATTTAAATAACTAGAAAGGAATATAAAGTGGTAGAGTTTTTATTATGGTATACAGTTATATATACTGTTATAGGTTTAAGTAACGCAGGAATACTTTAATGCAAAGTAAATGGATAAGCAGAGGTAAGTGCCCTTGTGGTAATTCAAGCAATGGATATAACATACATGCTGATGGACATGCCTTTTGCTTTTCTTGTCAAAAAAGATTTAACAATGTTGGAGAGGCAAAGATGGAAAACAAAGTAGTAGAAATACCAAGTAAAGTTTCTAGTACCGGTGATTATGGTAGCATAAGTGATAGAAGAATATCAGAACAAACTGCCAGAAAATATAGAACAAAGATAAGAACAAATGGTTCTGTAATATCTCATCATTACTATGAATATTATAATGCAGATGGTAGTCATGTGGCTACAAAGGTTCGTCAGGTAGAAGGTAAAAGAATATGGTCTCAAGGAGATATAGGAGATGCCTTACTGTTTGGACAGAATTTATTTAAGTCCGGTGGTAAATATATTACTATCACTGAAGGAGAGATAGATGCCATGTCTACTTACGAAATGTTAGGTAGTAAGTGGGCAGTAGTATCAATAAAGAATGGAGTTCAAAGTGCAGTGCAGAATTGTAAACAACACTTAGAATATCTAAATAGTTTTGAAAATGTAGTTGTTTGTTTTGATACAGACAAGCCAGGGATTGAGGCCTCACAAAAGGTTGCTCAATTGTTTGAGCCTAACAAATGTAAGATAGTTAGACTTGACCACAAAGACCCAAATGAATATTTAAAAATGGGTAAGGCGAAAGAGTTTGTACAAGACTGGTGGAGTGCAGAATCTTACACACCGGCAGGCATAATGAATCTAGCAAAGCTAGGAGATACTTTATATGACGAGGAGTATTGTGAAACTATACCTTATCCTTGGAGTGCCATGAATGAAAAAACATATGGCATGAGAACTGGAGAGTTAGTTACATTTACTTCTGGTGCAGGCATGGGTAAGTCTTCTATCATGCGTGAGTTAATGCATCATATTTTAAGAAACTCTAATGACAATATAGGAATACTTGCATTAGAGGAGAGTACAAAGAATACTGCATTTAATATTATGTCAGTAGAGGCCAACGAAAGATTGTATATCAAAGAGATAAGAAATAAATTCTCAAGAGAACAATTAAACCAATGGCAAAAAGATACTGTAGGTTCTGGTAGGTTCTTTGCCTTTGACCACTTTGGTTCTATTAGTAATGATGAGATACTATCCAGGGTTAGGTATATGGCGAAGTCTTTAGATTGTAAGTGGATATTCTTAGACCATTTATCTATCTTAGTTAGTGGACAAGATGAAGGAGATGAAAGAAAATCTATTGATGTATTGATGACTAAGTTGCGTTCACTGGTAGAAGAAACTGGTGTAGGTCTTCTCTTAGTATCACATCTACGTAGACCTTCCGGAGATTTAGGCCATGAGAATGGTAAGGAAGTAACTCTATCACATCTAAGAGGTAGTGCTAGCATTGCACATCTATCCGATAGTGTGATAGCATTAGAAAGAAATCAACAGGCAGAAGATGATGTCATAGCTTGTACAACAACGATTCGTATTCTAAAAAATAGATACACAGGAGAGACAGGTGTATGTTCTTACTTGCATTATGATAAAAACTCTGGTAGAATGTCACAAATAGACAATCCTTTTGAAAATGATTTAGAAGGAACAACAACAGGAGTACAGTTATGAAGTGCATGTATTGTGGAACAGAATTAATACATGGTGGAGACCATGATGGAGAAGAAGGAGATGAACACGATATAGTTAGTAACTTATCTTGTCCTAAGTGTGAGACATTTGTATTAGTGTATCATACTTTTCCGAAAGAAGAGAGTAAACAGCTTGACATCTTTCCTGAAATGTGGTATCATTACTGTGATATAGAACATAGTAACATGGAAGTTGGCAAGGGAGAGCCTTGTAACTGGTGTGGAAAGGAAGAGAATGAAAGTCGTACTTGATATAGAAACAGATGGTTTTAATCCTAGTAAGATACATTGTATTGTAGCAAAAGATGTATCTACAAATACTGTATATGTATGGGACTCATCTAATATGTATGGTTTTAAAAGCTGGACTAAAGATGTAGATAAGTTTATCATGCATAATGGTTTATCTTTTGACGCACCAGTTCTTAATAGGTTGTTAGGTACAGGAATAGCACCAGATAAAATAATAGATACATTAATTTTGTCACAGTTATTTAATCCTATCAGAGAAAAAGGACATAGCCTTAGAGCATGGGGAGAAAAACTAAACATGCTTAAAGGTGGAGAAGATGTAAACTTTTCTAAGTATGATTTTAATATGTTGAAGTATTGTAAACAAGACGTAGAGATAACACACGCTGTTTACAATGAATTGATAAAAGAGAGTAAAGGTTTTTCTAAAGAGTCCATTGATTTAGAGCATGATATCAGATTAATTATTGACCAACAGGAGAAGAATGGTTTTGCTTTTAATATACAGAAAGCACAGGAGTTATTAGCAAAATTAAAAGATGATA